TCGATAACTAAGTTCCCATTGTCGTCCCATGTATGCTGAGATACCGATGAGAAAGTGGAACACAATAAGTTGATATGGTCCTCCGTTATACAACCACTCGTCGAGGGTTGCAGCTTCCCAGATTGGGTAGAAGTGAAGACCGATTGCATTGCTTGACGGGACAATGGCTCCCGATATGATGTTGTTTCCATAGAGTAATGCTCCTGAGACAGGCTCACGAATACCATCTATGTCAACTGGTGGCGCAGCTATGAAAGCTATGATAAATGCTGTTGCAGCGGTTAATAGTGCAGGGATCATGAGTACACCAAACCAACCGACATAGATTCGGTTGTTGGTACTCGTAGTCCAGTCACAGAAACGCTGCCAGTTGTCAAATGGTTTGGTTAATGTGGCTGTAGTCATTTATAAAAAAGATTTAAAATACACCAGGAACAATTTGTCCTGAGAATAAATAGGATGCGGCAATTATCCAGAATGCGAGCATGGCAAATCTACCATTAGCTCGTTGCCAAATTGCAATGTTACTCACTTAAAATACACCAGGAATGATTTGTCCTGTTGTTGCATAAGCTCCGAGTGCTGCAATTATACCGATCATTGCAAGCTGTCCGTTAGTTCTTTCGGCTTGCTCCATCATGAAGTTTTCTTCGTTGTCGTTCATAAGTCTTGGGGGTGTTTCGTTTGCAAAAATGTTTTGCTTACCGTATTCGGTTATGGTTGTCATGTAATTAAGAGATAGGTGAATGGCGAGGATGATCGGTCAGGTCGCCATGACTACCTAGAAATCAATGTTTGATCTATCTAGTTTTTCAATTAAATCTTGTCTATATGCTGGATCATTTTCATACCTAGCATCAGTCATCGCAGCTACTACTTCAGCTTGACTTCTGAATACATCACCTGAATTTTGTGGTGCCTTACCAGTTAACATTCTACCTTCATATCCATTAGCGGTTTCATACTGAGCTTTAAGACCATTAAGAGCTAATTGAATAGCTGCCTTATTACCACCTTCAACAATATCATCGAAAGCATTTATTGAAGTGTCATCTAAGTTCTCACCAGCCCAGCCAACAATCTTTTTATATTCAGCGTCACCACCAACAGAGTTTTTAATTACATTAACTTCTGAGTCAGATAACTCAGCAGCTTGTGTTGGTTGTGGGCTGTTCTTTTGAATTTCCATATAAGCATTGACTAAATCTTGGCTGCTCATACTGGAAAACTTTTCTATTGTCTCTGCTGATAGTTTATTACCGTTAGCATAGAACTCTTCATTCGCTTCATTAATTAAGGTAACTGCTGGAGAATCTTCCGTAGTTTCTTTTGCTTCTTCCGACGTTTCTTCTCCGTCAACAGCATCGGTGTCCCCAGTTGTTTCGCTAGTTTCATCACCTTTGTCTCCAAGCTTTTTTTGAAGTTCAACATAAGCTTTCTCTAGATCTTCAGCGTTCTTATATTTCCCTGCAAGTAATTGTTCATGCTCAGCTTGCATTGACTCCCCAAGTTGTAGGGAGTCTTGCTCGTCTGGAGTTAGGTTATCTACTGTTGTTGCTGAATCAGCTTCAGTATTTATTGTTAATGTTTCTGCCATCTTTATTCAGTGGGTGCATTTGTTATATCTGGAGGAGCATCTGTTGCTCCACCTGTGAATTGTTCAGCCATTGCCATTGCATCAGGATTCTTAGTTGGATCTGCTAGTGGTGATGATGCTAACTGACCAGCTTGACCTAGTAGTTGTTGATTAGCTTGCATGTTCTGTTGTTCAGACATTTCTTGCTGCAGCTGTTCTTCAGTCTTAACTAGGTTTAATACATCTATACCTTGTGCCGCTGCTAATCTCTTAATGGCTTCAGAAGGATCAATGAATTTCATCAATGATTCTGGACCAAGAGTTTGTGCAATGGTTGTTATAAATGCTGTAAGACTTTCTCTATCTTGTCCTCTACCTAGAGCATTAACTCCAGCAACAATAGATGGACGTACTAAGTCTTTAGGTATCTTAGGTATTTCATTACTACGTTGAAGTATGAGTAATGTTCTATTGAGATAAGGAATAAGGAATTCAATTGTTAATAAACTGAATAGACCTCCGAGCTGTTGCTCTAGTTCCATCTGTGTTAGACGTACTTCTTCTGCTGTAGTTCTTTCACTCTGTCTAATCTGTAGAACAAGGAAAGCATCTAAGATTCTCTTTTCTATTTGTGTTGCTAAGGTACTAGCTGTTGAGAAGTCAGCTGTTTTACCAACTTGTATAACTCCTACATCATCTGGTCTACCTTGTACGATTGCACCATTACCTGCTGATGCAAGAGTAGATGCTTTTGTTGTAGAGCTAGGAGATAGTAGAAAGATAACTTTACTAGCTGCAGCTGATCCCTCAACTAATGCTTGGGATAGTGCATCTAATGACTTTAAGTCTCCGATAAATTCTTCGACTCTTCCTCTACCATAATCCTCTCCATCTACAGTATTGAAACGTAAGACGAGCCAAGGACTTGTTTTCTTTGGTGCTGTGCTTCTGCTACCTGGAATAATTTTACCTTCTACTTCCTGGTACCAAACCCAACGACCACTTTTCTCATCAAGTTTGACGCATGTATACACTTCTACGTCGTCGTCATCAGAGCCTGTGTTATTACCCACAACTGTATTGGGGTCCGGTTCTAGCAGCTCTTCACCTAAAACCTTTCTGCTGATTAATTCTTTCGTGACAATTTCTAAGACATTTCCATTACCGTCTCTGTTAACAACGTATCTATTTAATGGAAAATGTTTTAACCCATCTTTACCCATAAAGATGAGAGCATTACCTGAGACTATTAGATGCTTAAGTGCTTGATGTACAACAACTCTATCACTAGAAGCTGCTATGTAATCCATAACCATTCTTTCCATCTTAGAAAAAGATAGGTCTAATTCGCTACGGATTCTTGGATCAATATCCTCACCTAATTTATCTTCTCTTATTTGTAGCTTAAAAAATGTAGTCTGTGGTGGTAGTAAAGCGAGCATTAATTTTGCTGCTAATGTTACTACTGCCTTTGCCCCTACACTTTGCCAAGGTTGTGTTAAATGTTGTCTACCATTCTTTGATGAGTTATCATCTTGCACTAAGTAAGGTAGTGTTAACTTCGAACATTCAACTGCTGTATCTAGAAACTGTGCACGACCACTCGTTAATGATGAGTAGCGTTCACTAGCTTTACGCATTATTTATACCTCCAGATTGATTATTTTGTGGAGTATTGATATTGATTTTTAGATCACTAGCTCCTACTGATTTAGCAGTAGATGCAGCTCTAGCAGTATCTCCAAACTTAACTGATTTAGTTACATCATCTGGATCTTTTAATTTTTTACCTACTGGTTTCTCTGTGTTTATGGTGGGTAAAGCTTTTTTAACAGGTGGTAAGGGAGATGGCTTTGCTATTTTAGGATTGAAAAAGCACATATTATTCGTCTAGTAAGGATTTCATATATTCAATGACACTGGCTTGACCAGATCTATACATAATGGATTCAATACTTTCTTTAGGATGGACTGGTTGCCAAGCGAACTGTTGCTCTAACTTGTTAACCAGTCTGTCAAACCTTTCGTGATCTAACTTAAGAGTATTGAGGGAGATTTGTGTTTGCATGTTCAAAGAAGGCTGGCATCCTAGCTGACTTGGTGGCAGAAAGTTCAGGAGCTTTACCGTTATACATTAAATTGTCGCTAGTTTCTAGCCAAAATTTTTTGCTTAAATATTTATCGCCATAAGTATTCTTACCTAATGGCTCCATGATCCAGTTAATTGTGGCCTTCCTAAGTTTATCCAGAGATTTACTAGGAGTAAGACCCATATCAGCACATACGAGGCTATTAGTGGCCACGTGTACTTGTTCGTCTCTGGAAATATCAGCTGATACCGTTCTGAGACCAGCATCACCATT